GATTGACTTCCATATCGAATCGAGCCGCATCAGCCGATGCTTCGCCGAAGGCGAATCATCAGGACTCATCCAGGCCGTCTTGAAGTAAGCGACGATCGCTGCAGCGTCATCGTTGAGACCCGACTGCAAGGTGTAGATGCCCGAGGCGTCCCTTGGGCCGCCACCCAGCAGGGCGTTGCCGAACACCGCCGAGGCGTACACCCCGTAGTCGTACTCGCCCCAAGCCCCCGTCTCCAGATTGAGGATGAAGGTGCGGGACGGGAACGCATCGGACCCCCAGCAGATGTTCAAGTAGTAGCGCCCCTCATGGATATAGGCGTAGTTCTTGTGGGTGTAGTCACGGTTCTGGCCATCAAGGATGTAGAGATTGAGCTGGGCATCGATCGGGTGGATCGACGCCCCGTCGAACCGATGAACCCCCGTGGATGGATCGAAGAAGTACAGCATTGTGGAGTACGGCACCACTGTGCCTGGGCTGGTAGTACCAATCTCCGAGTCCAGGTTGTACCTGGCGAACGAATCCTCTGACTTGCCCGTGAGGAGTTGCAGGCGGTGGTCTTTGAAGATGACCAGATGCTCCCCGAAGGGGTGCATCGCTGTGATCTGCTGCCCATCATCAGGATCAAAATCGATGTACGAGGATGCCGTCCAGGTCTCAGCGTCAAGAGCGTCCGACCAATGGACCCTGGAGGCGTATCTGGTGCCCCCTGAGGCTTTGACGTTGCCAGCGAAAATGCGGTCATGGTGCAGCACGAGGTGCTGCGCTTTCGGGAACCTGGCAGAGGTGCCGTCAAACGCTGTGGCGGTGATTGCCGACCAGGAGGAACCGTCGTAGGCGGGGATGCTGGTCGTGCCCAGAGCAGTGAAATAGACCACGTCGTTCAGGGAGGCGATCCCCACCCTGTACTCCTCGTTCAGCGACCAGGAACCGACATCCTGGGTGGAGTCGGTCAGCGGGGCGGAAGTTCCGCCCAGCACCGTGCCGTCATCGGCGACATAGAAGAGATGCTCATTTCCAAGGACGGTCTTCCAGCGGAGCATCGCCCGTGGCGAGTCGACCAGACCAGCATCTTCAGACCAGGCGGCATAGCCTTTGCGCTTCTTGACCGACCCCCGATATCCAAAATCGACATTGAGAGCATCAGGGGACTCCTCTGCTTCGAGAAGAAACGGGTCGGCATCACGGTTGAGGCCCAGCGCCCAGCCTGGGAGGGGGATGCGCCCGATTGGCGTCTTTACAGCCATTAGGTGGCGTCGTCAAGGAACGGCATGTTGTTGTTGGCGAACATGCTGGGACGGATCCCGTCACCGAAGATCAGCGGACTGAGGTCAGCTCGCTGGTGGTAGTACCGCGCCATCCTCTCAGCAGCAGCAATGAACTTCTGGTCCGCAGAATCCGACTTCGGGAAATCCTCCTGATGTTCCCACACTCGAGCGATGGCGTAGTGAGCCGAGATGAGGTGGAACTCGGATGCAAATTCGGGGATGTCGGCATCCGATGCCAGCTCAGTGATGCCCTTCTGGTAGTACAGGCGGTACTCGGCCGACTCCGCATCCGACGGGATTGGAACCAGGCAGATGTCATCGTTCCACAGGTAGTACCAGGAGGCGTCCCCTCCTGTCGGCGGATCTCCACCCCAGCGGTTCAGTGCCTGCTGGAAGGTGAGGCGGGTCAGGGTGGCCCGCCTATCCTCGTCACGGACAACGAACATCTTGCGAAAGTTGGATGGCAGGGAGTAGTTGATCTGGCCGGCCACGGTGGTCACCGTGCCCTCTGCCTGCAGGAATGGCCAGTCAAACATGAGGCTCAGTTCGTTGAGGCCGCCATTGATCATCGTGTTGAGGTTCGCATCCGACACATCGTCGCTCTCGACCAGAGTCTGGTTGCGAACGAAGGTGCGGAGAGCGCTAAGAGCTGTCGTCATCAGGGTGGTGGACGCAGGAGTTGAAACCCCTCTTGAGCGGGGCGCTGCAGCTTTCCCCCTTCTTCGTCAGATTCATGCACACGGTCGGGGCGAACTCCCGTACGGGGGTGACCGCCCGGGTGCGGTCCCCACCAGTGCCAGCAGCCCGCTTGCCGCCGTCGGCAAGGCGGGTGCCAGGGTGGCCTGAATGCGCTCGTCTTGTTTCTCTCATCGCACATCCCCAAGGAGTCGAACCCTGTCTTACAGCTTTGGAGGCTGCTACGTTCCCCAACGTGGGATGTATGTGGCGGAATACGACCCTAGGTCGCCCATCGGCTCCGCCGAGCCTGTGTCTTAGGTTGCTCCAGTGATCTTCCCCTGACGGGCGCAGTTCGTCGCATTCAGGTTCCCGTAGCACAGCAAGTGCTGGTAGAACACATCCTGGTTCGTGGGCTGCTGCAACTCCGACGGTGAGAACCACACGTTGGAGAGCTTCGTCAGCTTGATGTATTGCATGTTGAGGAAGTAGACGTCCCCGTCTGGACAGTTCGCAGAGAACGCGATTGGCGCACCCTTGAACATGAGATTCTGGAAACCAGCATCTCCCATCTTGGTGTCTTCTACCTGCAACTTCGCCGCAACGAGCGCCTCGTAGGCTTCGTACTCGTCTTGATCCGTGAGGATGTTCGACGGGTGGTCATTCCCTTCCGAGACGTTGTTGTACATCGTGGACATGGCTGCGAGCGTCAGAGCGCCGCCGAGGGCGGTCTCCTTCGCACGCCAGTATGCGCCAGTCGAGGCAGTTCGATCGATTCCTCCGAAATCCCCCCAAGAGGGGTCGGAGGAATCAACGATGGTCTGAAGTCCGTAGAAGTCCTTCTGACCGTTGCCAGAACCGTCGCCCCACAGCATGGTCTCCATCTGCTCGGAGATGGTCATCTCCAGTTGCATCAGACGGGTTTGGAGCAGCTTGAGCAGGGCAGGTTTGCCCTGGTTCTTCGCACGCTCTAGCCCCTCGATCGAGAACAGGCCGTAGTACTGTCGCCATGGGAACTCAGCAGCCGAGATACCCGTATTGTCCGCAGTTGAGAACACGTCGGATCCTGAATAAGAACCCTTGTTGGGTGCCTGGGCGTACATGAGTGGCTGAACGATCTTGTCGCCTCCGTCCTGGTTCTCGATAGAACCAGCGGCGTTCAAGATCCAAAGCAGGATCTTGGACGTGAAGATGTTGTCCGCAAGCGTCGTACGGTACGCCTTCAGCGTCGTGGCCAGAAGACCGTCAGTGCCAAAAGTTGAGTTCGGCATGTAGGTTGTTTCACCTCCCGCACGCTGTCTTAGATTCCACCACTAGGAGCCGACAGGAGCCTCTAGTGTTCTGAGGGCGAAATTGAAAGCGTCCTCGACAGACTCGATCCGTTCCTCGAAGGGTGTCTCCCCAGTCGGGGATCCTCCCTGTTTGGTGGTCGAGGTCTTGGCCGCCTCTGCCCTCATCTGAGCTTGCTGACTGGCACGGAGTAGCAGCGATTCGAATGCGACCTCAACGTCTGTGGTCCCAGTCTTCTTCGCATGCTGGAGCACGAGGTTGCGGTTCTCGTCGCTGAGACGACTCCCGTACTTCTGCTCCAGGTCGGCGAAGACCCTGGTGACCGCATTGGCCGAGTCACTCTTCCTTGCTGCTACCACATCAGGGTGCTTGTCGAGAGCTTCTTCTAAACGCGACTGGACACGTTCCTCCACGTCCGCTTCCGTAAAGAGCTTCAGCCCTTTGTCGGGGATCGTCCCATCCTGGGGGATGATCTCCGCCTTCGCAGCCAGGTACTTCGAAAACCCCAGAGGGTCTTCTCGGAATTCGGTGTAGAAGGTGGCAGCTTCCGTGTTCAGTTGTCGCTCTCGGGCGAGTTCCTGAGTCTTTCTCGTGTAGTCGGCACGCATCATTGTGCCGTCCCGCATCTCCTTCAAAGAGATGTCGGTGGTGACACCATCGACGAGAATCTCAACCTGCTGGTCCCACCACTCGGCAGAGCCGAGTTCGAGACCAGCGGACTGCTCACCACCATCAAGGTTGGTGAGGAGATCGTCGAGTTCACTGGCTGGCGCTTGTTCATCCCGATCGGATGAGGCTGCTTGTTCACCGTCCGTCTGGGCTTCTGATCCCGCAGATGACATGTCTGCGTTCACTTCGGGGGAGCTTGTCTGGCCCCCCTCCGCTTCAACGGCCTGGGCGAAGGCATCCTCTAGTGACAGAGCTGAGTCGTCTGGCAATGTTGTACCTCCTTGGAACCCGATCTGGGTTCCTCATTACAGAAGGAGGGAATGTCAACTGGGAACGGATGGCAGAGCACCCGTATTCTCAGCGGTGAGCAGATCGCTCGGAGCGCCGATTGCATCCAGGTTGGGAAGCCCTGGCCCCTGCAGGACACCTGGCTGCTCGACAGGCCCGGGCTGGGCCTGCGCTGGGAACCCTGCCGCTGGATTCTGAGCTGGTGAGAACATGTCGTCCACGTCTTGGATGCCTGCAGCTTCGAACCACAGCTCGTACGCCTTCTGGAGATTGATGGTGACGCCCAGCTCCATAAGCTGCGGCACAGCAGCGGTGAGCTGCTGAGCCATCTCGCGGTACTTCTGCTCCTTGAAGATGGGGTTCCGTAGCTCGGTCGAGTTCTGCACGACCTCGACCTGGTAGACGCCACCGAACATCGCACTGACGTTCACCGTGGCATCCCCGTAGATGTCCGACCCCTGCACTTCCTTGGAAACGATGTCTGAGAGCTGAGCGGGTTCCACTTCACCGATACCCCTCTCAGCAATGCCCTTGACACGATCGGCCTGCTCGGCCTTGTTCAGCACCTCAGCGTCCTTGCCTGTAATGAACAGCTCCTCCTCGTTGGCTGCGGTGATCGGGAACATGTCGGCCCCGACGGCGAGGACTGTGGTTCCCAGATCCCGAACGAAGGTCTCGACCCGAGCCAGCTTGTGAGCAGCCTTGATATTCGAAGCCCCCTCGATGATTGATGCCTCTGTGGCCGTCTTGCGTATCTGCGGGGCTACGCCACGCAGATACTCGTTCACGCCAGTGATGGCATTCACATCCCGTTCAATCAGATCGGACACGTTGTAGGCGTCGGCTGACAGCCCTGACGGGGCGATGGTGGCAAAGATTGATCCCAGCGGTTCGCTGGACTTGATCTTGGCCACCTCACCGATAACCTCAGAGGTGAGGGCCGCCTCCGCTTGAGCGTTCCAAGCATCCTCACGGATGACGAACTTCGTGATGTTGCGCCGACGATGGGTGATCATCTGGGAACGGGACTTGTTGAGTTCCATCTGGAGCGAGTAGATCTGTTCGAGGTCGCCCATGTGGTACGGGCTGTTGGGCAGCAGATTGTTCTCAAGAGTCACAATCGGGCATTTCGTTTCTGAGATGACCTTCAGCGGCAAATCTGCAGAAGTCGAGAAGACGATCATTTCGTTGCTGACCAGATCCCAGTACTCGTAAATTTCGACCCAGGAGTACGCCTTGTCCCCCTCTGCCGCCGTAACATCTTTGGCACGGTCCTTGACAGACCGCTCACTGCCATCCTTGGCAGTGTTCAGCCCCAACTCCAGGTCGGCCAGGTTGGAATAGGAGGGGTCAGCCTCCAACTCCCCGAAGGTGGTGCGGATCCGCTGGCAGACCCAGCGGGCGTTGTAGAGGCCATCAGAAAATGGATCGAGCCACACATCCCACGGGGAGAGCCTCTCCACAGAAATGTCGGTGCGCTCGACGCCCTCCTCGCCTGTGAGGGCGTGGTTGACCTTGCCATAGCCGTCTCCGTAAATGAGATGATCGAGGGTGGATTGCTCAACGGCCCGTCGTGCGCCGCTGTCGGTGGTGCGCCAGTAGCGGTTCAGCCAGGCGGCCTGAGCCCGAGCCTTTCCGACGGTGGCATCGGTGGAGTACGGCTCGACCAGGAATCGAGGGTCGGATCCTGTGACGTACGGGACGATCGTGGTGACGGTCGAGAAGCTGATGTTGACCGTGACGAGATCTGCGGAGGGGTCGGCGACCCCGTCGCCGCCCGTCCAATGCTTGCCTTCGAATTGCGCCTCAGATCGCAGCCAGGCCTTCTCGCGTTCAGTCTGGCGATATTGGCGGCCATGTTCCAGTCGCTCCTTGGCGATCTTGACGAGCTTCTCTCCTGCCTGGGAGGAGGTCAGATCCTCATCGGGATATCCGACGAACTTGGGCACTAATTCTTCATTCCTATCTGCTCTTCTCGGCCTGTGCGAATCATGTCATCGATCGTCTCACGGTGCATCTGTTGCTGGGTGAGTCCAGCCTCGTTCTCGTTGCGGAGCCGCACGGTGTTGAAGCCAGGGATCTGGTGCTTCCCTGCGGCCTTCTCGGCGCGGTACCCAGCAGCTGCAGCCTCAACGGCGTCGCACTCGCCGTTGAACGGCGAGCACATATCACGGGGCTGTTGGCATTCGTAGCAGTAAAACGGCATGGGGTCTCCTTGTGGCTTGTGAACCTCTCGTCATGTATGGGCAAACGTCAACACCCCCCCGGGTGGGGGGGGGTGCTGGCTGCGTAAGACTTTACTCGAGTATCAGCTTCGGTTCTCTTCGGTTAGCGGGTTACGGGGATGCGGGCCTGGAAGGCATCAATGTGCACTTCCTCTTCGCCTGCAGCCTCAGTCGCAACCTTGTACACGGGGAAGAGCGGCTCATCGTCAGGAATGTTCGTCTTGACGTCCGTCTGCGCCTGAAACTCATTGTTGACCCAAAGGGCGCAATGATCCTCAGATGCGAACAGCTCGATCTTCTGCCATGTATCTGCGGCGACTACGAGGGAGCCTGGGAAAGCCGAGGACGAAGAGCCGTCCGTGACAACCAGATTCCATTCGAGATCAGCGGACTGATCGAATTCGGCAGAGACACCGTTGACTGCACGTCCAGCCGCATCAGCGGCATCGAACAGCCCGAAGTTGAACTCATGGTTCGTGATCTCTGTCGGGAATAGCACCCAGGTCACCATGTAGATGTACTCGGCCGCTGCACGATCACCATCGGTCACGTCGGGAAGGACGAGACCGTTGAGATTCTGCAGAGACAACGAGGATTCATCATTGGCCTGAGGGGACGATGGACCCGTGTTCAGACGGATGATGCCAGGGTGGTTCTTCAAAGTCGCTGAACCTGAGATCAGGTCGATGTCGGAGTCGGCGCTGCCGACTACGTCAGTGACCAGCCAACCTGCGGCACCGAGGCCACCGAGAACGGCAGTATCGTCACCGACAAGGTCGCCGTACAGAAAGTCATCGGTGATGACCGTCATATATCCCAGGTCGTGAACCCGATTGAACGGGAGCGCCGAAGCGATGTTTGGTCTTGAGGGCATAGTTATTTCTCCTCTCTTTAGGATCACCACCAACAGCTATGACTGAGGGTGGGTCGCCCCCCGTTAGAGGGGTGAACTTGTGTCGGCAGGCGAACCCTTGCGGGTCGCTACTGGCTCGACGGTGTCAGACTCGTTCCAGTTCGCAAGGTGGTCACCTTGCGGGCCACGGTCGGACGGAAAGCTGGGCTGGATGTGCTTGCCTGAGCCTGGCGTGTGCCTGGACGCTCGGGGCGTTCGGGCTACGGGCTCAGGATCCAGATGGGAGCCGCTGGCTCGCCTGCCCCCCGCAGAGCGGGGCTGGGTGTCCAGAAGCTTCTTCGGGCCATGGGTGGCCCCGCTGACCATGCCTTCGTCGGGCGGATGTCGTTCTGCCATGTGAAACCTCCTACTCCTTTGTAGTAGGTGTCAACAGGTTTGCCTCCATCATCTCCCAAGACTTCTTCACACCAGGCGGATTCTGGGGCTGCCCGAGCTTCTGGTACATCGGGGAGGAACCCCGACGGTCAGTCGGCTTCGGCATCGTGATGGCCAGCACCTCACCGATCGTCACTGGCCGCACCTCGTGATCGATGTAGGAGATCGGGTACTGCCCGACATCGAGACAACCCTGCCAGGCAATCAGCGTCGCCATGATCATGTCGTCGTGCTGGCTACGGGAGGCTCCGTAGCCTCCCTTGCCGTCGGCGAGGAAGGTTCGTGCTTCGGAAAGGAAACGCAGGTCATGTAGCAGCGGTGCCTCGCTGCGGAGCGCCTTGATGAAATCGATCACCAACTTCGGCTTCGTCGCCTTGTTGGTGTACCACCCGTACCTGGGAGTGCGAGATCCACGCTTCTGCTGGGCGATCGTGTCCATACGGTAGAGGCGGGGGTACATCGCCCGAACCAGATAGTCGAGGGGGAGCAGCCCCATGTTGTTGCGCTCGACCAGGACGAGCGCCTCGTGGTACCAGTCGCCGATCCACTGCACCAGCTGGCCGAGATCTTCAACGGGGTACCACATCTTGGCTGAAGCGACCTGCTCCCAGGTGTTCGCATTGAACACCGAGATCGCCGAGTAGTCCCCGTCTTCGAGACCTTCAGAAACGTCGACGCCGACCACATAGGAGGGGGGCCGCAGCATGAACCCGTACTCGTCACGTTCAATCTCGGGCTGTTGCCACACATGCCACTCGAAATCACGGTCCTCGTCGGCGGGGATCAGAGCCTCATCGAATGCTTCCTGGGTGGGGAAAATGTCAGTGTCGACCATGGTGAGATCGAACCGCCACACAGGCGGGATCCACTCGTGAGGGTCGGCTTCCAGGGTGTCGAGCGGCAGCGCCGTTCGGCCCGACTTCGCAAACGCCTCACCTGGCGAGGCGGGGAACTCCTGGTAGAAAAGCCACTCTCGGGTGCGGTACCTGCGCTTGCGACGGTTGTACCAGGTCTGGTCCCGCCCGGGCACCACATGCCAGGGCTGGAAACCACGGCCCCATTCGGAATCGGCCAGCTCCGAATCCTGCCACAGCTCCTGAAACCAGTTGCCCAGACCGTTGGCCGTCGAGAAGACGAACATCGGCCCGTAGCACATCGGGTCGAGGGCACCGAAGAGGGACTCGGCGTCCTCCATGAACGCCGCCTCATCCATGATGACGCCGTACGCAGCCCGACCACGGGCAGCGGACGACCCCGAATGCACTGCCGTCACAGACGACCCGTTGGCGAAGCGCATCTCCTGCATGTTCTCCGTCTCTAAGGCAGGGCCACGTTCTAGCATCCACCCTGGGAGTCTCGTGTATGGGATCTTCACTTTCGTCAGCAGCGACTTCTTCGCCTCATCCTCCGACTGCTGGGTGGCGATCCACGGCTGGAACGGATGGAAGTACGCCGACCAGAAAGCGAACCCGAGGGCGATAGTTGTCCAGCCGACCTGGCGGGCCTTCAGGCGGATCTGACGGTCAGGTTCGTCACCTGTGGTGCAGCCCATCATGGTGTCGACCTCAGCCACCTGGTAGCCACGCAGACCAGCGATCTTGTAGCCACCTGAGATGATCTCGATCGACCAGTAGTTGTTCAGGAAGTGGACTGGGTCAGCTTCGCATTTGCGCCACTCCAGCTCGTTGGCGAGCGCCCGTGGGTCAGCAGCAGCAGTCGTCATTCGGCGACTGCGGATTCGGCGAGACGTGTAGCAACCTCAGCCAGCTCCTCCAGAGACATGTCCGCAAGGGACGCCTCCAGAGCAGGCTCAACCTGCTGGTTCACCCAACCCAAGTAGACTTTGGCTGCTGCCACCGACCTCGGGTTATCGGGGTCCAGTGCCTGGTCACGGAGACTCACGATCACATCGCCCACCCCCTCGACGCGATGAACCGTCCGCTGCCTCTTGAGCAGCTCCACCTGCAACCAGGGGTCTTTTGCGTAGTTCTGTAACGTCCGGGTGCCCACACCCAGCCGATCAGCCAACGCACGCTTGGTGCGGGGATCCCGCTTCTCCTTTGGAACTAGAAGCCATTCGAGATACACCTCCATGCGAGCCTGCTTTTCAGACGAACCCGTCTTCCAAGACTCACCTGGAAGGTGCCACGAGACTCTAGCCTCCTGAGTGGCGGCCTCCCCTTCCATCAGATGCGCTCCTTCGGAATCGTCTCAGGGGCATGGCCCCGTTGCTTCATCCACAGAGGGATCACATCCTCAAGGGTCTCAACCTGATCCAACGCGTCACGGAACG